TTAAAGAAATATTAAAACATAATTGGTGGCTAATTGTAAAGATGGTTAACGTTATTCATGATGAAATATTGATTGAATGCCCAATTTACATGGAAGATGAAGTAAAAAAAATTCTCATTGATTGCATGGAGCAAGCAGGTAAACCTTTTTGTACTATTGTGTCTTTGAAAGCTACAGCAAATAGTGGTAATCATTGGGTTCATTAATAAATAAAATAAATAAAATAAATAAAATAAATAAAATGAGTAAATTAAAAGTAGCGCAGTCTATAAAAGAATCTGGAGTTCAAATAATTGATTAGTTATGAATGTTTTAGTTCTAGATAGAAAAATCTATGATGAATGGCGTAGTGATGATAATCTATGTTTAGATACAGAAAAAGGTATACTCATTACTAAGCGAGAAAGATTAGAATTAGCAAAAGAATTTATTAATTCTGAAGATTATTCGGATATTACTGATGAAGATATTGAAGAACATATTAGTGATAATTATTATGAATATCCTCAAACTTGTGAAGAGTTTTTTAGTAATATTAATGATATAGATAAAATGGAATATACTTCCAAATCAGGAGATAAGATAATATTTATAATATATAGCGATTATTAATTGTATGAAAGAAAATTTAGTGAATGATACTTGACAGAACAGAACGACAGAAATTAGGAGTTAAAAAATGGATACAAGCTGGATGTAGAGGAACTCTTCAATGGTCTACAGGAGTAGGCAAAACACGAGCTGCAATAATAGCTATAAAATCCTTTTTAACAAATAATACTGGAAAGAAAATTGTAATAGTTGTTCCGACAGAGTATTTAAAAGTGCAATGGCTTCAAGAACTCGCTAAGTTTGGAGTTTATCATGACGCAGTAGTTGAGATAATAAATTCTGCTATTAAAATATCTGCAAAGATTGATTTTTTAATACTAGATGAAGCTCATAGAATTCCATCAGATACTTTTTATTCTATATTTAAAGAAAGAAATCCTTCAATAGTTCTTGGTTTATCTGCTACATTTAGTAGATTAGATGGTAGACATGAATTATTAAGTAGATATTGTCCTATTTGTGATGTAATTACTATACAAGAAGCAATTACAAATAAATGGTTATCTCCATATAAAGAGTATAAAGTCATACTTGAACCTGGTGATATTGGTGATTATAATTTCTTTAATCAACAATTTAATGAAAGTTTTTCTTTTTTCAATTATGATTTTAATTTGGCTATGAAATGTCTAACAAACATTATTTATAGGCGAACCTATGGTAAAGCTATGGGTATGAAGGCTAGTGATGTCGATGCTATAGTATTTACTTGGAATCGGATGTTACATGCTCGAAAATCATATGTAATGGATCATCCTTTAAAGATACAAGTTACTAGAAAAATTCTTGCATGTAGATTAGATAGAAAAGCTATTACATTTTCAGCTACTATTAAACAATCTGAAAAAATTGGTTTAGGTTATGTTGTTAATTCTGGTAATACTAAGAAAAAGAATCGACTAAGTGTTGAGGAATTTTCAAAATTAAAAACTGGAGTAATACATACAGCTAAAAGTTTAGATGAAGGAGTTGATATTCCTGGTTTAAATTTAGCTATTATTTTATGTAATACTTCTTCTCAAACCCAGAAAACTCAAAGGGTAAAAATTTAAAATTGCTATATTGTAAATTTTATAATTAAATAAAATTACAAAAGACATAAAGTCTTTAAATTTTTTGTATTATCTTTGTTTTATTAATTAAAATGAAAATATTATGGAAAAGTCAAAACTTTATGTATTACAACATCCAGATACTTTAGAAATAAAATATGCTGGAATCACAATGAAATCTCTTCAAGAACGATTAGATAGACATTTATTAGATGTTAAAAATAGATCTTATAAAAGTCCTAAAAAAGTTCAATGAATTGAATCTATTATTTCTCAGAATAAATTACCTATAATTTCTTTAATAAAAGAATTTGATACTATAGACGAATGTAAAAAGGCAGAAATTGAATATATTAAAAGTTATCAAAAAATATATAACCTTGTTAATAACTCAATTGGTGGAGAATATCCTGAAATTGTAGCAGTTGATCAATATAATATATTTGGAGAGTTAGTTGGACAATATGAATCAATTTCACAAGCTGGACAGAGTTTAGGTATTAAAGATCCATCTCATATATCTTCAGTTTGTAAAAAAATAAAAGATAGTGCTTATGGTTATATATGAAGAAATAAAGATGATATATTAGGTGATATATCAAAAATAGATTCTAAAAGTATTCAATTTAATAATATAAATCAATATGATTTAGAAGGAAATTATATTCAAACATTTGAAAATTATAAACTTGCTTCAAAAGCAGTTAATGACTTATCAGAAGGTTCTAATATTGCTGGAGCTTGTAAAGGTTTACAAAGACAATGTAAAGGATTTGTTTGAAGATTAATTCCTAATTTTATTATATTGGATGAATATTTGTTAGAGAAACAGAATAGTATTATAAAAGAAAATAGATCTGGTAAAGATGGTAAAAAAGTAGAAAAATACTCCCTTGATGGGGAGTATATAGAAACTTTTAATACTATTTGCGATGCCTCTATTTCTGTTTTAAATACTATTAATGGAAGAAAAAAGATTAGTGAATGTTGTAATAATTTTAATTTAAGTTATAAAAGTTTTAGATGGCAATACTGCCCAGTAGAGAAGTAATTCTCTATTAAAAATATTCCTGAATATCGGTGAAACCTTAACGTATAGACGATGGTAATACCGAGGCATAGGTTATAATAATGTGAACACCTTCGTAAAGAATTCCTTCAATACATTATTATAGATAGCAGCCGTAGAGACTTAAATGCAGGAACATCCTTATAGGATGAAGATATAGTCCAGACCACAAAACATTAGATTGGTAATGAAAATTATAGTGGTAAGAGGAAGAATTATTAGATATGAAGAAGGAAAAGAGGCAGAAATTTTTACTCTTGTAATAAAAGGTACAAATGAAGAAGCTTGGTATAGCACCTCTACTGCAGGAAAAAATTACATTGAAATTTCATTATCAGAATTAGATGATATTCTTGCTGGTGGTGATTCTTCTAATTTAATAAGTGAAGCAGTAGAAAGTGATTTAATGTTTAGAATATAAAATAAAAAATTATGACAAAACAATTGGAGTATGAAGTATTTCCTAGTGAGGAAAGAACCATATATGTGGCTGATGAAGATGGATATGATGGAGCACATCACTATGTAGTTAAAAATAGTATAGGATTTAATAATGGAAAAGCTGAATATGTTAATGAAACAACAGATATTCAATTTGTTCAAAAGAATGAAGATGGAACTATGATTCCAGGAGTTCAATCTGAACAATTAGCTTTTATATTATTGGATCGTTGTGTTAAATTAAACACAAAATTTCCATCTAATCAAAATCTAAAGATGCTTCGAGGATTAGATATATTTCTTGATGCTTGTGAAGAACGTGTTCAAGAACGTATTAATCGTGAAGTAATGGGTCAATTAAAAAAATAGATGCAGCATTTCGAGCTTAGTTTAAGTGAAGAAATAAATATCTATATAAATAGTGGATTAACCCCAACAGAATTATTTGTTTTAAGGCTATTGTTTTTAGCAATAGATGGAGATCCTAAATATCTTATGAATTATATATCTAATGTATATAAAGGAAAGGAATTATTTAGGTCAGTATTAGAATCTTTAAAAGATAAGAAGATTATTAATTCTACTTTTAAAGTACCACAAGAAGGAGAGGTATTAAATTATAAAAATATACCTATTAATAAGATCTTTATTAAAAATTATATAAGAGAATCTCATGAAATTGGTAAAGAACTATTTGATGCATATCCACCGTTTATAAATATAAATGGTAAAATGTGTAGTATTAAAAACTTTACTAAAGCTAATTTATTTTCTCTTGAAGATTTTTGTAATTTCTATGCTAAGTCAATTAAAAATGCAGGAGTAACTCATGAAAGAGTTATGGAAGCATTAGAATTTGGTAAAGAGAATGGGTTACTTAATTATTCAATTATTGAATTTATAGCTTCTATGAAATATCAAGAGATAGAATTTATTAGAAGCAGTGGAAATATTAATGGTTATAATAACTCTGAATTATTATAATGAGTGGAGTTAAAAGACTATTACAAAATATTGAAGCTGGAAGTAAGGGTAAGAATATAGGCATAAGTACTGGATTACCAGCAATAGATAAAGTAATCTATGGTATTCAAAAAAAATATTTATATACCATTGGAGCTGATACCTCAGGAGGTAAGACCTCTATTGCATTAGATATACTTATATATAATGCTCTTAAAAATCGTAAAGAGAGAAATGTAAATATTCTTTACTATTCGTTTGAGATGGCTGAAGATGTTTTATATGCAAAATTAGCATCTCGATATATCTGGGAAGAATTTCAAGAGGTAGTTACTTTTGAAGATATTTTATCTTTAACTAAGACGATATCTAAACATCAGTTAGATCTAATTGATAAATCAACTATTTGGTTAGATGAATTGGAAACTCATTTAACTATTTATGATAAGTCTCTTAGTCCTGCTGGAATTTATGCTACCTGTAAGGAGTGGTTAAAAAGATTTGGAAGATTTGAACAAGTAGGAGAACATAAGGAAGATTATATTAATAATGATCCTGATGGATATAAAATAGTCTTAATAGATCATGTTGGATTAATTAGTGGTTCTGGAACAAAGAAGGAAAGAATTGATACAGTTGTAGATTATTTAATTTATTTTAGAAATAAATGTTCTATTAGTGGAGTTTTTATTCAGCAAATGAATAGAAATTCTAAATCTATGGACAGAAAAACTAATGGATATGAATTATATCAGTTAGATGATTTCAAAGATACTTCAGGTACTACTGATGGTTCAGAAGTAGTAATTGCTCTCTTTTATCCATATAGAGAGAAGATTGCTAGATGTGAAGGATATCCAATTCAAAATGTATTGAAAAAGAGATTTAGATTATTTCAGATTCTTAAGAATAGATATGGTCAATCAGATATTAATAAAGGTTTAGCTTTTTATGGTGAAATAGGTATGTTTTCAGAGTTACCAAGACCAGATGAAATTGGTGATTACTCTATGTATCTTGACTTAAATTGTAATAAGCTTAAAGAACCTGAGGAGTCTAAAGAATTTGATAATAATATTTTTAAGTTTTAATTATGAAAAATTGAAAACAAGGAGTTATATATAAATATACATCTCCATCTAATAAAATTTATATTGGTCAAACTTTAGATGAAAAAATTAGAAAAAGAAGACATAGAACTATAACTATAAAAAGTAGTACTAAGTTTGGGAATGCACTTAAAAAGTATGGATTTATTAATTTTAAATATGAAGTTTTATTTAGAAGTGAATGAACTGATGATATATTAAATTTACAAATTATTTTAAATAATCTAGAAATAAAATATATCAAAGAATTTAATTCATTAGAAGAAGGATATAATTTAACTTCTGGAGGAGATGGAATTAAAAGTTTTAAGCATTCTGATGAAACAAAGAAAAAAATTTCTAATACTTCATTAAATATGTCTGATGAAACTAAACTTAAAATTTCAGAGTCTTCAAAAGGAAAAGTTGTATCTCAAGAAACTAGAGATAAAATTTCTAGATCTAGTATAGGAAAAATTATGAGCGAAGAAGCTAAGATAAATATGTCTAAAGCTCAAAAAGGTAAAGTCTATACAGAACAGCAAATTCAAAAATATAAAGATTCATCAAATAAAAAATTTGTATATCAATATACTAAAAATTATGAATTAATAAATACATTTGAAAGTGCAAAAGAAGCTTCAAGAGTTTTAAATTTAGATAACTCAGCGATTAGTAAATGCTGTAGAGGTGTATTAAAATCTACAGGAGGATATATTTTTATGTATAATCCTTATATAAATAAAAAAGAAGAATAGATTAATATTTTTAATATAATTTAAATAAAAACAATAGTATGGCAGAATTAGGGGCTATAGTTGGAAGTAGTGGATCTGGTAAATCTACTTCATTAAGGAATTTGGATCCTAGTAAAACATTTATTATAAATGTTGCTGGGAAGAATTTACCAATTAGAAATTATAAGAAAAATTATAAAAGTTTAACTCAAAATTCTGAAACAAAGAAGTTTGAGGGTAATCTATATAATACAAGTAGCGTAGATAAAATTGCTCAAATATTAAAAGTTATTAATGCTACTATGCCTCATATTAGACAAGTAATTATTGATGACAGTCAATATTTAATGGCGTTTGAGGCAATGGATCGTGCCTCAGAGAAGGGGTTTGATAAATTTACTCAAATGGCTCAGCATTTTTATTCTGTATTAAAAGAAGGAATGGCAATGAGGGATGATCTAAAAGTATTTATTTTAGCTCACTCTGAGAATATGGGAGATGCTTTAAATCCAAGTTATAAGATCAAAACTCTTGGCAAAATGATCGATAATATGATCACAGTCGAAGGATTGTTCACTTATGTATTGTTTACAGATAGAAGAACGAATGATGATGGAATAACTGAATATAAATTTATCACTAATTCGGATGGAACAACTACTGCAAAGACTCCAATGGGATGTTTTGATTCATTATTAATTGATAATGATTTACAGTATGTGTTTGATAAAATTGATGAGTATAACGGATAATGAGTACAAAACAAATTAATGTAACTTTTGAGTATGATACAGAAACTGATTTAGTTAGTAATGTTCATGCTTTTGTAGATGGTGTTGAGAAGAAGAAGAAAACAACAAGAAAAATTTCTACAACAAAAGATATAATTCTTGAAGAAGAACCTATTCTCGTAAGAGAAGATAATAAACTTTTATTTAATAACAAAGCTGTTGCTGAAATGAAAATTGAAGCAGAAGATCGTATTATTATTAAATATGAAAAAATTAAAGGAGTAAGAGTTCCTATTATTGGAACAGACTTAGCCTGGAAAGAAGAAGGTGCTGGTAATAAAATTACTAAGGCCAATACTGTAGTATATAGAGGAAAATCTAATACTATTTTATCAGAATTTGGATCTAATTTCTTATTAGAGCCACATGGAGAAGGATTTTGGAAACTTGTATCCACAGACCCTTTGGCAGTAAAGCCAAAAACATATATCGAAGCTGTTGAACAGGCAGAAAACGTTGATTTAGATATCCTTACATTAGATAATAATACTACTGAGATTGATGAATTAACATTTAAATTGTAAGAACAATGAGTTTTTCTTTTGATGCAACAGCAGGTGCTTCGCAAAGTACCATAAAACCTAAATTAGCAGGTAATAACATCTATTCTGTCACATTTGACGGATCAGAGATTAAAGATATTCAGGGTGTAAAAGACCCAACACAGGTGTATAAAGTACTCATATTGAAGTTTTCTAATGAAGATGGAACATATGAACATACAATTTTTGAACCAAAAGAAGATGATGGAAAAAGAGGAGAAACTTCTTTTACCAATAGAAATGGTAACATTGAAAAAATTCCTCAACCATCTGGTATTGAAAATTTAATGTTACTTTTCAAACACGTTATTGATGCAGTAAATCCTACTATCGCAAAAGTTCTTGATTCAGGTGAGAAAAAACTTGGAGCAAAAGATTGGATTGATTTAAGAATTTTATTAGATAAAATCTATACTACCAGTAAAGGTACAACAACTAAAATTAAATTACTTAAGAAAAAAAATAATGGAGAAGCTACTTTTCCAGGATTTTTTGCAGCAGTAAACCGTGATGGTAAAGCATATATTAGAAATAATTTTATTGGTGATAAAATTGCTTTTACTGCATATGAAATGGATAGGATTAAAAATGAGGCTAATGCTACTCCTTCTAATCCTGCAAGTCTAGGATTAGATTTAGGTGGAGATATATCTTCTAATGACGATTTGGATTTAAATTTTAGCATTACAGGTCTATTATAGACTAATGTTTTAATTTAAATTTATTCTATGTTTGAATTTACCCCACAAATAACTAAAAAGTTTTTATTAGATAGGAAACCTGCTGAAGCTTATTTTGAGTTTTATTTAGGAGTCCCAGTAAAGAAAGGATTATTCTGTAGCCCATCTATTATAAGAGTTGATCATAAACCTACTTGTTCTTTTTATAAGAATAGTAAAGGTACTCTTTTATATAATGATTTTGCTGGAATATCAGGAGATTTTGTAACAATTGTTATGGAAATCTTTAAAGTTTCTTATTATAAAGCGCTAAATATTATTGCTACTGACTTTGGATATATTAAGCTCGATAATTATGTAGCTAATACTCCAAAGCTAGTATATACTGGTGCTATTTTAACTGAAACAAATAAAGCTAAAATTCAAGTAGAAGTAAAAGATTTTTCTGAAAAAGAGTTAAATTGGTGGGGATCATTCGGAATTTCATTAAACACACTTAAAAAGTTTAAAGTATTCTCAATTAAACATATATTTTTAAACAATAATTATTTTGATAGTTCAAAAGAATCTTCTCCTGTGTATGGATATTATGGAGGAATTGATTCAAATGAAAATGAACTATGGAGATTATATATGCCTACAAAAAGATCCTACCGCTTCATGAGTAATTGGAGTGGTAGGCTTTGGCATGGTAGTAAACAACTTCCAAATACAGGAACACATTGCATTCTTATAAAGTCAATGAAAGATTTAATGCTTTTATATGAACATGGTATAATAGCTATTGCTCCAACTTCTGAGAATATATTAATAACATCAGGACAGTTTGAAAAAATTGCTGAAAGATATAATAATAATATAATTGTATTTTTTGATAATGATTTAGCTGGAGTAAAAGGAGCTAAGAAATATAAGAAAACTTATAAATCTAGATGTATTTTTATAAAGAGAAAATATTCTAAAGATATATCTGATCTTTATAAGAAAGTAAGCTCAAATGTATTTTGGGGAGTTATTGATGAATTGAATGAAATCATATTAGATAAAAGTATTAGAATAACTAAACATTTTTATGTGTTTTAAATTAAATTTATGGTAAAGAAAAAAGTAGAAGATCAGCCTAACATCTGATCAGCAGAAGAAGTGGCTGACAAGCCAAAAAAGAAACGTTCTGGATCTTATAGTAAAACTAAAGGATCAAATTATGAACGTCAAATTGTTAATGAATTAAAAGAGATATCTGGTAACACTAGTCTATGTACTTCAAGAAGTGAATCTAAAAAACTTGATGATATGAAAATAGATATTGCAGATCCAGATAATGTGCTACCCTTTTATGTACAGTGTAAGAAAACTCAGAATCTACCATCAGTTAAGAAATTAAATGATGAAGTAGGTAAAAAGGATAAATCTTTAGCTATATTTTGAAATGCACAAGAATTAAAAGAAGGTAATACAAACATAACATCGCAAGGTGAGTATGTTGTAATTACAAAGAAGTTTTTCTATGATTTGTTAAAAAACATATATTAATATGGATAATATAAACTGCATCAATAGTATTAGAGACAGTATAATTATATTTCTTGACAAAGAATTTGATTGTCAAAGTAATATAATAGTAGATGAATTAGTAGAGATAATACAAATAGATGTAGATGATTTATATAAAGAAACAAATGATGATGCTTATGATGAAGGGTATGAAGATGGATATAAGTGCGGAAAACAAGTTACATGTATAGATCAATATCAAGAAGGTTATCATGATGGTATAGAAGATGAAAAACTTCGCTTAGAAAGAATTGAACAATTAGAGAGTGATTTACAAGGACAAATAAATATAAGAAATGGTGAATAAACCCAATATATTTTTGGATATTGATGATGTAATTTTTAGGTGGTTTGAAATGTATGCCGCAAGGTTTAATACTAAAATTCCAAAAAATTGGAGTGATTCAGATTTAATTCATAAACGATTAAATATTTTATCGAAGGATAAAGAATTTTGGCTCAACTTGCCCATAAAGCATATGCCAAATTTTCAACCAAAAGGTTTTGTTAGTGCAAGAGGAATACCAAAAACATGGACAAAAGAGTCTTTAAAAACTAATAATATTCCTGGAAGAAGCAATGTGAACCAAGTTCATTGGGGACAAAGTAAGATAGATGTTTTAAAATCTATGAATTGTAACATATTTGTAGATGATAAAGTAGCTACTTTTAAAGAGTGTAATAAAAATGGGATATTCTGTTTACTTATGGATTCACCACAAAATCAAGGAGTTAAAACAAAGCTTCGCATTGATAATTTAGATTATGATAATATAATGGATAAATATACAACATTATGCAAGTCTATGTAGTAACAAATGTTGAAGATGGGTGGGATTGCGTACACGGAGTATTTGTTAATCTTGATCAATTAAAAGAATTCTTTGAAGAAGTATTTGATATGAGTAATATTGATTTAGAAGATGGTTTATATAATAATTTAAATCATATTACAACTATTAATGAATTAGAAGAATTTATCCTAGATAGTTCTTTTGTTATACATGAAAAATATTTAAGTTATGAGTAGACTTGAAATAATACCCGAAACAATTCAATTACTAAAAATGGATGATGAAGTCTATTTTAGTGAAAAGTATCGAGATTATATTTCAAATTCTAAGCTTGGTTTAATTGACCTCGATGATATTGAAGGTTCTGTAGAGAAGTATTTATCTGGATTTCAAGAAGGATATAATTCTTCTTTTGAATTAGGTTCTGCTATTCATGCTAGTACATTACAAAATGATTTATTTTATATTTCTACATTTAGAAAACCAGGTGGAAAACTCGGAATATTTGTTGAAAAAGTATTAAAATATAGAAGTAGTGGACTAACAATTCAAGAATCTATTAATAAGGGATCTATTGATGCGGATTATTACTCTGGTAAATTAAGTGGAACTCGTTTAAAGACAGCTATTAAAACGGGGTATTTATATTATCACTATTTGAATAATGATGCTCAAATAGAAATGCAGCATAATGATCCAAAAACTCCTATATATTTATCTGATGTTTCTAATAAGTCTTATGTAGGAGCAATGAAAGAAATAGCTAATAATAATGAAATGTGTAAGCTATTAAATCCAACAGATTATTTAATTGGGTGTGAATCTTATAATGAGTATGCTATACTCTGTGAAGTTAATGTATTTTTAGACGATGATACAGTAATAAGATTAAAGATAAAAGGCAAACTTGATAACTTTATAATTGATCATGCTTCTGCTTTATTGATACTAAATGACTTAAAAACTACTAGTAAACCAGTTAGTTTCTTTATGGGAAATAATGTAAAAGTTATAGACGATGAGAATAAATCAGTCTGGAAATGGTTTGATGGTTCATTTCAAAAATATAGATATGCTCGTCAAATGGGTATGTATTTATGGTTGCTTCAATGTGCAATACAAAAAGAGTTTGGATTATTATACAAATCTCAAGTTAATATGATGGTTGTTGAAACTGGATCAAATTTTGCAAGCAAAGTATATCCTGTTTCAGGCAAACATATTAAAAAAGGATTAGATGAAATGAAAAAATTATTAATTTGTGTAGCAGAATGGAAGAAGAATCAATTGATACCGTAGAACAAGCAATACAATTAATAGACAAATTAGATTATATAGAGAAGCAAAAAGTTTATTCTAGATTATTTGGGTTAGGTTGTATGGGAGATGAGAGTTTAGATACTAAAATTGTACTAATATCTTTAATTGCTATAACTTGGTTTAAATTAAAAGAAAAAAATTCTAAAATAACTCCATTAGAAATTCTTATAAAAATTACAGGAGAAACTAAAGATACTATTAAAGGCCCTTCTTTTTATTATAAAGTTTTAGAGAATTTATCTATTCTCACAGAAGATTTATGTTATGGACACAAAACTGCGAGTACTTGTGGTTTAAAGTCTTCTCAAGAAATTATTACCAAAATTAAGGAAACTTTAAATACATGGACACCATTTTAAATACTATGGAAGAAACACAGCAATTTTTTATAATAGAAGCAGAGGAGGTTCCTCAACAAGTATCACAGCATGATAAAAAAGTATCATTATGGGTATCTGAACAGGAATTTATTAGACCATCAACAAATACAATAATTCACGCTAAATTAGAGCCTGGAATGTATGTTGTAGATGTTAGTCGAGAAATGGGAATATTCTGTAAAAAGATAGAAGCTTATTCAGATGAATTATTTTTATTCTCTAATTCTGTTATTATTGATTTAATTAGTGAAATAAATACTTTTTGGTCTAAAGCTAATCTATATAAAGAAAATAAATTAGTTCATAAAAGAGGAATATTATTAGAAGGTTTTCCAGGAACTGGTAAAACAAGTATTATATCATTATTATCACAAGAAATTATTGATAAAGGTGGTATTGTATTTAAAGTTACTGGTCCAAAGAATCTTTTATATTATGTTCCTTTTATTAGAGATAGTTTTAGAAAAATACAACCTGATACCCCAATTATTACAATAATAGAAGATATTGATGAGTATGATGACTATAGCTCTGAACTATTAGATTTTCTGGATGGTAAAAATCATATAAATCATCATGTTGTTATTGCAACAACAAATAATACAGAAGATATTGATGATACTTTATTAAGACCTAGTAGAATTGATCTACGAATAGAGGTTGAACTTCCATCTAAAAAGGTTAGAACAGAGTATTTTAAATTCAAAAAAGTACCTGATGAAAAAATAAAAGAGTTAGTAAATAAATCTACAGAGTTTTCTCTAGCTGATTTAAAAGAACTCTATATTTGTGTTTTCTTATTAGATTACACTATGGATAGTGCAGTAGAAAAAATATCAGTTATTAAAGAAAAGAAGAATTATTTAGAAAAAGATTCTAAGAATATTTCTTTATCAATTTAATAAAAAATTTTAGTACTTTTATGAAATTTATTTAAATAAAAGTATTATCTTTGAATCATAAAATTAATAGATAATCCACTCACAGATAAATTATAGAAATTACAAAAAATGTAAGTGATTATGAAAATCGTAGAAGCACAAGGTTACTCAAAAGACAAAGCGTTAAAAACAACAAATCTAGATGTTGAATTAGATGATCTAAAGAATGCCACACAATCGTGGAAGAAAAAAGGTTCACCAATTAGTTCAAGAGATTTGAACAAATTTATGGCAGATTATATCAAAGATAATAAAGTAGTTGGAGCATATATCGTAGTTGATGCATCAGCAGATGACTCAAGATTACGTCCATATAGTGTTATCAATGAGGCAACTCATGGTAAAAGAAAGAAAAAAACTACTTATCAAATTAAGGAAGCTTCCTTTAAAGTTAAACACACAACTGGTGTTGATGCTGAAGGAAAAACTATTGAAATCGCCACCGCTGAGGTTTTAACACTTGGAGCAGTAGAAGGTAAGGCTGAGAAAAAAGATGCCGCAATTCGTCAAATGAAGGATCTTATTGAAGCAAACAAAAAAGATTATGTTATTGAAATCGTGAGTGAAGTAGTTGAAGGACAACGTTATGCTGCTTACGGACAATACACACCATCTAAATCTGCAAAGATGGGTAAATTTATTTTCTTCACAAGAGAATAAGCAGAAAATTCCCCAGATAAGCCAGTAGGAGAAATCTTACTGGCTTTCTTTTTTTATTTTATAAAAAAGAATAGAAATAAATAAAATTAAAAATTATTAACGGCGTAACTGCTAATAAATTAATTAGAATTGAGTGATAAAGAAATAATACATGATGCTACTATTGAAGAATCTTTTGATAATAGACAGCGTGGAGAGGAAATAAGAGATGTTTCTGGTAAAATTACTGGATATAAATTCACAATATGTGTTAGAGATGAAAAACCTTTTGAAGGTCATTTATCAAGAGATGAAATGAATACTATTTATAAATTATATTCATCCGAAGGAAGTGGTCTACAACAAAGAACTATATCTAGAGAATTTGGAGATATTTATACTTTTGGCCAGTTTAAAAAGATATTAAGAGCATTTAATATTACTAAAGCATCTGCTCCATTTGCTCCCCATATTATTGAAGAAAGAAGTGTAGAAGATCTAATTAAATTAAATTTTCAGAGCAAAGAAAATGATATTCTTAAAAAATTAGATCAAGGTAGATCTAAAGAATATGAAAATAAATATAAAGAATTAGTTAAAGAACATTATGATTTGAAACATAAATTGACTGATCTTAAGGAGTTCTTTTCTGAAGTAGAGTTTAAGATTATTCCTGTAAATTTTATACCTTTAGTACCTAAGAATAATAATACTATTATTATATATTTGTCAGATATGCATATTGGTGCAGAAGTATCTAATTATTCAATATATGAAAATAATTTTAATCTTGCTGTTGCAGAAGAAAGAATCACTGCAATAACATTTAAGATTTTTGAAATATGTGAACTTATGAATATTACTAATATTATTATTTGTAATGTAGGTGATTCTCTTGATGGTTATAATGGCCAGACAACTAGAGGAGGACATACATTACCTCAAAATATGAATAATAAAGATCAATATAAAAATTTCAATAACTTAATGATAAGTTTATTTGAAAATTTAGTTTCTAGTGGATATTTTTCTTCTATTAAATATAGATGTTCTGATGGTGGGAATCATGACGGTGATATAGGATTTATTGCAAATAGTTCTCTAGAAGCTTGTCTTGGTCGCTTATGTCCAGAAGTTGATGTGGAAATATTTGATAAATTTATGGATTATTTTACAGTAGGTAATAATTCATTTATTCTTTGTCATGGTAAAGATGCTAAAGATATGTTTAGAGGGCTTCCTTTAACTATCAACGACAAAGTTGAAAATCAAATAACTGAGTTTGTGCAATATAATAATATACCTGGAACAATTCATTTTATTAAAGGTGATTTACATCAAACTGCTACTACCTATGGTAAAAGAGTAAGATATAAATCTGTAGGATCATTCTTTGGATCTTCTCAATGGATTCACCTGAATTTCGGAAACACACTTGCATGTGTAGACTATGATATTATAATTAATAATACTGACATCTTTGAAGGTAGATTAATATTAAACAAAAAAGAATAAAATGAGTAATATTAAATACATTTTAATAAAAGCAGATACTAATGATGCTGATTTTATTACTAAAAGTAGTGTAATTACTGATGAGGAAATAGAGAAAATTAGACCATTAGTTAAAGCAATATCTGAATTTAAACCATATACTAAATCTTATGGAGGAATTAATTATATTCATCACAATAATTATCCTTCAGGAGAGTGTTGTAGAGAATATTTAGGAGAAAAACCATATGATGAACTATATGGACATATAGATGGACTTGATTTATTCGATTGTTTTGTACCATATGATGAATATGGAATTCACACAATTGAATCAGTTGAGATAGTTACATTTAATGAATCATTACTTAATTAAGTAAAAAATGAGTGGAGATACAATCACACTTGCAGAACTATTAAAAGGTAAAAGTACAATAATAAGAAACAAAGAATACTTTGCTACAAAATCTTATGTTGAGCCTTTTATAGATAGAATGTCAAAGATTACGAACGACTTTAGGATACAAACTAAGTTGCCGGAACAAATGACAATGACAAAAGATATGGAAGACACTACTTATAATAGAGTATTAATACAAGCTGTATTACCTCCAGAGCATACTATTGATGCTCATGATGAAGTGATAGGTTTTCTCTATGGTATAGATGTTAAGAAACCTGTTGTTAAGATTTATAGAGGTTACTTAAATAGTGCCTGTACAAACTTATGTGTATTTAATCCAAAGTGGTTAAATGTACAAGAATTGATTCCTGGAGAGCCAATTAATTTTAATCCTATCAAAGAGTTGATGGAGTATCAAAATGATTTCGCTATAATGAATCAAAAACTTAAAGATACTTACCTTGACCGTAATATGCGTAAGCAATATTTAGGAGAATGGGTAGATTATTCTTTAAGAGAATCACAGGATTATGGATTTGGTAAAGTAAAAATTGCAGTAAGTACTCCAATTGATGCTTATAAAGAATTATTTATTAATGCAGATAGTGAGTATTATATTCCAGAAGGAGTTGATCCTACATTATTTGATG